TGTTTGATAGTCCAAAATTAAACTTTAATGGTGGTGCCAATGTAACAATCAACGAAGAAAAATCTAAACAAAATATTAAATATTTCTTTGCTGATAAATCAGTTATTGTTGCACCAACAAAAACAATTACAATGCCAGATAAGTTTGTTTCTTTTGCATTTAAAAAGAATGACTTTGCTAAACTTATGAAGGCAGCTACAACACTTAATTTAGTTGATGTTGCAGTAGTTGGTAATGGTAGTAAGATACACATGGTCGCTACTGATAAGAAAAACAAATCTTCAAATGAATATTCAATTGATGTAGGAGAAACTGACAAGACCTTTAAGGCATATTTTAAAGTTGAGAACTTTAAGATGATTAGTGATGATTATGATGTCGCTATTTCTTCACAAAAAATATCTCACTTTATAAATAGAAACAAGAAAGTCCAATATTGGATTGCTCTTGAGCCAGATAGTGAATTTTAAATAATGAGGTTATATAATGTCAGATTACTTATGGGTCGAAAAATATCGGCCTAGAAAAATTGAAGATTGTATCTTATCACAAGATATAAAAGAAACTTTTAGTCAGTTTCTATCACAAAAAGAAATACCTAATTTACTTCTTTCAGGCACAGCTGGTACAGGTAAAACTACCGTTGCTCGTGCTTTGTGTGAAGAATTAGGCGCTGACTATATTATCATCAATGGGTCAGATGAAGGCCGTCAAATAGATACATTAAGGCATAAGATTAAAAACTTTGCTTCTACTGTATCTCTCACCGAACAATCTAATCATAAAGTTGTAATTATAGACGAGGCAGATTATATGAATGCTGATAGTGTTCAACCTGCTTTGCGTAATTTTATTGAAACTTTTTACAATAATTGTCGTTTCATATTTACTTGTAATTATAAAAATAAGATTATTCCAGCTTTACACAGCCGGTGTACGGTAATTGATTTCACAATCAAAAACGGTCAAAAGGTAAAAACCGCCAAGTCTTTCATGGAAAGAATGTCCGTTCTCCTGAAATCTGAACACATTGAGTTTGATAAAAAGGTTTTGGCTGAACTCATACAGAAATATTATCCTGATTTTCGTAGAACTATAAATGAACTTCAAAGATATTCTGTAAGAGGTAAAATAGATAGTGGTATATTGTTTAGTTTATCAGAGGCTAACAATAAAGAATTAGTAAAGACTTTGAAAGCAAAGAAGTTTAACGATATGAGAAAATGGGTTGTTAATAATATTGACAAAGAGCCTGCTTCTTTATTCAGAGGTATCTATGATATTCTTTATGAGGCACTAGATAGTAAATCGGTACCACAAGCAATTTTGATTATAGCTGGTTATCAGTATAAGGCGGCTTTTGTTGCAGACCAAGAAATAAATATGGTTGCCTGTTTAACTGAAATCATGGCCAGTTGTAAATTCAAATAATGATAGGCGGGCATAGTTTAGGAGTAAAATATATCCTTGCCAAGGATAAGTCATGGGTGCGATTCCCATTGCCCGCTCCAGAAAGTTTATCATGTACGAATTAAAAGATTATTTAAACGCAATTAATTTTGATAAGAAACCTTTGTTAGATAGTGAGGACCTAACATGGGAAAAGAAATATCCTCCCTTTATAGTCAATAAGTGTTTATCTATGCACTATGATTGTATTGCTCAAGCAAATGAAATGAATGGTTATCACTTCTTGGATAAGAAGCTTCAGTTTCATTTTTACATAAATAGTATCAGGAAGAGTAAGCGATTTGGTGGCAAGTGGTTATCACAAGCCAAATTGAAAAATATTAATTATGTCAAAGAGTATTATGGTTACAGTAATGAGAAAGCAAAAGAGGCTTTAAGCATATTAACCGACAAACAAATTGACGATATAAAAATAAGCCTAGACAAAGGCGGGAGAAGAAAAAAATGAGTGAAGAAATTTCATGGTCACCGGAAAGTATGCTAGAGGTCACCATAAAACAACCAGACGACTTTTTAAAAGTTAGAGAAACCCTTACAAGAATTGGTGTAGCAAGTAGAAAAGATAAAACCTTATACCAATCTTGTCATATTTTACACAAACAAGGTAAGTATTTTATAGTACACTTCAAAGAGTTATTTGCTTTAGATGGCAAAAAGGCTACATTAGTCGCTAACGATATTCAAAGAAGAAATACAATTGCTATTTTACTACAAGACTGGAACTTAATTGATATTGTAAAACCAACAGAGGCTGAAGACAAAGCACCTTTAAGTCAAATAAAAGTTTTACCATTTAAGGAAAAGAAAGAGTGGAACTTATCTGCTAAGTATAATATAGGTAAGAAAACTGAAGATAAAGAAAGTCCAGAGCAAGATAGCAATAATGCAAGTAGCTAATTTTAAAGATTATATCACCGAAGATAAAGAAGAAAAACCTTTTTTAAGGCTGTTGATTATTACAGACGAGCCTGAAGAAGCTAAGACTTTTCATACTGCTGATAGATTAAAAGAGGAGTGTGATAAGTTAGGTTACCCACATTACTTATTTAAATTAACAGGTGGTTATACAACATTTGAAAACGGTATCCGTAAGTTTCATAATAAAGATGATAAAAAAGGTTTTGAAGTTGGTGCTATGACCGTTGCAATTGTAAGAGGTTCAATAACTAGAAAAGATAGTTGGATGGACTTTGTATCAATACTAGAAAGAGCAAATGCAACATTAGTAAATCCTAGAACTACAATTAATGTATGTGCTGACAAATATAGAACAGCATTAAGACTTGCAGATTATGGTTTAACTCAACCAAAAACAAAATTAATTAACGACCCCGAAAAATCTATTGAACAAGTAGAACAAGCCGAAATCAAGTTTCCTCTTATAATGAAAACATTAAGAGGTAGTAAAGGTGTTGGTGTTTTATTTTTAGATAGTGAAAGAGGTTTAGATTCTATTGTACAACTTATTCACAAACAAGATGAAGACGCAGATTTATTAGTACAAGAATATATCAAAACAGATTATGATGTAAGAGTACATATATTAGGTGGTAAATTCTTAGCAGCTATGAAACGACCAGTAATCGAAGGTGATTTTAGGTCAAATGTATCGCAAGGTTCTAAACCACAAAATATAAAACTTACAGAGTTAGAAATAGAAGAATGTTTAAAGGCTTCTAAAGCAGTTGGTGGTTATTGGACTGCCGTTGATTTTATACCTAGTAAAAATAGAGAAAGTCAACCACCTTATATGTTAGAAGTAAACTCATCACCAGGCACAGAGGGCATTGAAGACGCTACTAATATGAATATTGCAAAAGAAGTTATAACACATTTTGCAAAACCAGAAAATAGATATACAGTACCAACTGAATGTGGTTTTAAAGAAATACTAACAATCAAACCTTTTGGTGAATTAATATCAAAATTTGATACAGGTAATTCAGGTATGCCAGTTATTCATGCCGATAAGTTTCAAGTAGAGAAAAACAATACAATAAGATGGTCTTTATTAGGCAAAACCATCACCTCTAAAATTGTAAGAACTGAAGAAATATCAGTAGGCGGTTTAAGAGATTACGAAGAAACCAGATATGTGGTCAAACTTGATGTAGAGTTTGCTGGTGGCTTCTATAAAGATGTAGAATTTACCATAGATGATAGAGAAGATAGAACACCTATCTTACTTGACAGAGCATTTATGAAACGATTAAATGTTATGGTAAACCCACAAAGAAAATATGTGATTACAACTAAATACAGCATTGACTAATAAGTCAAGTTGTGTTATAATATATAAAATGAAGGAGATATTATGTCAGATGTGAAAATTGTAAGATTACAAACAGGTGAAGATGTAATTTCCAAAGTAGAAAAAGATACTATGGGTAATTATACTTTTGAAAAACCTTTTGTTATCATTCCAACTCAATCAGCACCAGGTCAACCAGTACAATTAATGATGACGCCTTATATGCCATATGCAGATGAGGATAAAATTGTTATTGCACAAGACAAGGTGGTGACAACAGTTAAACCAAAAAAAGAAATACTAGCTTCGTATCAAAAAAATACAAGTAAAATTTTAACACCTAATTCTGAACTTATAACAGAAACTAAAATACCGAAGTTATAATGATAACGGTATACTTTGTTAGAAACGGTAGTAAAATACCAGTAGAAGTTGATACTGGTGCCTCTCTTATGGAGGCGGCTAAGTTTTATTCAAAGATTGATATACCAGAAATACCAGCTGATTGTGGTGGTAGTTGTGCTTGTTGTACTTGTCATGTTCATATAGATGAAAGGTGGCTTGCCAAACATGGTAAAATAAGTAATACTACACCAGAGATTGAATTATTAGAATATGAAAAAGGATATAAAGATGGTATAAGTAGATTAGCTTGTCAAATAGTATTAGATAAAGATGATGATGGATTAATTGTACACTTGAGGAATGATGAACTTTTATAAAAATGTAATTGAACACAAAGGCAAACTATTAGTTAGAGGCATACACAAAGGCCAAGAGTATAAAGAAAAACTTAACTTTGGTCCTACTTTATATGCACTAACACAAGAACACTCTCAATATAAAACTTTACAAGGTCAGTATTTAAAACCAATAGAGTTTACAAGTATTGACGCTGCTCGTAAGTTTCGTAAAGAAGTTGCCACAGCAAACTCACCTATCTATGGTTTAGAAAGATACCACTATCAATATATTGGTCAAGAACATCCTGAAGATATACAATGGGACAAAGACCTAATTAAAATATTCACACTTGATATAGAAACTACCTGTGAAAATGGCTTTCCAGATGTAGAAAATCCTATCGAAGAAATTATTTGTCTTACTGTAAAAAATCAATCTAACAAACAAATTATAACTTGGGGTGTTGGTGATTTTCATACAGATAGAACTGACATAACTTATATTAAATGTAAACACGAAAAAGAACTCATGTTTGAGTTTATGAAGTTTTGGATTAAAAATCATCCAGATGTTATCACAGGCTGGAATACAAAATTCTTTGACTTGCCTTACTTGATGAATAGACTAAAACTAATTGCAGGCGATAAAGTTGCAAATAGAATGTCGCCTTGGAACTTAGCACATAGAGAAGAAATAACTGTAAGAGGTAGAACTCAAACGGTTTATAATCTGTATGGTATTGCCATGTTAGATTATCTTGACTTATACAAATGGTTTATACCAACAAGACAAGAGAGCTACAAACTTGACTTTATCGGTGAGTTAGAATTAGGTAAATCTAAAAATGAAAATCCACATGATACATTTAAAGAGTTTTATGAGAAAGACTTTCAAAAGTTTATTGATTATAATATTCAAGATGTTGAAATTGTTGACGCATTAGAAGATAAACTTGGTCTTATTGACTTGTCATTAACAGTTGCATATGATTCAAAAGTAAACTATGATGATATATTCTCACAAGTTAGAGTATGGGACACATTGATTGCAAACCATTTAATGCAAAAAAATATATGTGTGCCACCAAGAGAAGAACATAGTAAAGAAACAAAATATGAAGGCGCTTATGTAAAAGAACCAATATTAGGTGGTCACGACTGGATTGTTTCGTTTGATATTAACTCTCTATATCCACATATCATTATACAATATAATATATCGCCAGAAAAAATACTTGGTGAAAGTGGTCAAGGTGTTGATGTAAATAGAATGATTGATATGAAAATACCACTTAATTATTTAAAAACTGAAGGCGCTTGTATTACACCTAATGGTGCAAAGTTTAAAAATGATAGTCAAGGTTTTTTACCTGAAATGATGGAAAAAATGTATAATGACCGTGTTACTTTTAAACAAAGAATGATTAAGGCAAAACAAGAGTATCAAAAAAATCCTAGTAAAGAACTAACAAGAGAGATTGCAAGATGTCATAATATTCAATGGTCAAAAAAGATTGCCTTGAACTCAGCTTATGGTGCAGTTGGTAATCAATACTTTAGATATTATGATGTTAGACAGGCTAGTGGTATTACAACTGCTG